GTCTGTTATAGGAGCGCCTGACATTGACGGCTCAGGGACACTTAGAGCGTTCGAAATTGACGGTTCAGTGGCGCCTGGTATTAGAGAAGAATCGGGAGCGCTTGACATTGGCGGCTCAGGGGTGCCTGTTATCAGAGAAGAATCAGAAGCGTCCGACATTGACGGCTCAGGGGCGCTTGGAGCGTCCGACATTGACGGCTCAGGTGCGCTTGAAGAATCTTCGCTTGGAGGACTTTCTGCGATTGATTCTGACGATGACAATTCTGGCTGTTGTTCTTGTTCTTGTTCTTGTTCTTGTTCTTGTGATACTGAGTTACAAATATCATCGGCTTCTTGTTTTGCTTTTTCGCATTTTTCTTGGGGCGTCGCGGGTTTAAATTTATTTATAATATCGTCAAAAAATCCACCACCACGAATGCGTCTTTGTTTTCGTCGTTGACGCCGCGTTCTCCCATATTTGCTTCTTGATCTTCTTAATGTAGTTGCCATTATAAAATAATTACTTTATATTATAATATATATAATATAAAAATTATTTGTATATTCCAAAAAATAAAAAATGTATACAAATCAAATGAAATAAAAAATGAATTAAATATTCTAAATATTCTTCAAGGAGCGTATATTTGTCGATTTCCGATGCTTGTATAAATAGAACCACCTCCTGATTTGAATGCGTTATTCGCACCTTTTTTCTTGGGAGCAACACACCCTCCAGCGCGACACCGCCTAAGCGCATCATTACGACTTGTAGTGTCGTTGCTCTTAAATGACAAGGGCGCATTTGTTGGTAAACCCACCTTCATACTACCTCCACCGATGGCATTGTTTTTAAGACGTTCAATTCTTTGTGAACTGTCTTGTGGAAACGCAATCGGTTTTCCAACAAGTCCAGTGCGTTTATGAGGTGGTATTTGGTTAAACGTTGAACCAATGCTGGCGCGAACCGTTCCAGCAATTTTATTGTCTGTGTTATTGATTCCGTTTGGTTCGCCCTTGGTTCGTACAAAAGTATTGCGACCCATTGCAAATACACTATCATTGGAAGATGGATAAAATTGCTGGGGCATCGGATTGACGCCGGTAAGCGTTGCATTGTTGCCGCGTTGTTTTATCAATACATGATTATCGGGTGGACCGTTGAAATGATATTGTAACTTGAATGCCATTTTTTAAATAATTTCCTATATATATAATAAAAATATTTTTAAAAACATTTTTAATATATTTAAAAGAAATGTTTTTAAAATAATTGTTATCTAAAATTATTTTACACATTCGATTGGCGTCCATTTTTTAAATTTAGAATTGAAAATGCATTTCATTTTTATTTTTTTAGTCAAATCGACAAATTTATCAATGTTTGTATTTTCAAATTCGTCCTCATCGTCACTTTCTTCTAAAGCATCCAATGACTTATTTTCTTTAATAGTTCTGAATAGCGCATTCATCATGACGCTGGTTTTATAATCAGGAATCGATGCAATAAGGGTACTATTAGAAAAATTATTATTCGCCGAGTCATCCGGGTCTACGAGATGATAAATGTCATTTTGAATATCTGCGGAAACGATAAATACTTTATATTTTTTGTTAACATTTGATGTTGATGTTGATGTTTCAACATTTTTTATAGTTGCATTCGAAGTTGAAATGGCACTAACTTGTTGTTTGGTTTGTTGCGTTTGCGTATGCACAATATTTGATAATTCTTCATGACGTATGTTTTCATATTGATTTTTTGTGTCATTTGCCTTTTTCAATTGAATACAATAAACCTGATAAAATGGTTTTACACCAGAAATGCGTTCAAGAGACGTATCGATGTGCGGTATTCCAATATCAATTTGGAATGTTTTTTCCAGGATGACTGTAGTAAATGCAAGATGAAGCGTTTTATATTTTTCAAAAACGGTCTGCGTTGCATCGAGATTCATTCCATTATAATAATGGATATTTTCAATTGTAAAATAATATTGAATATGTGTTACATTAGGTAAGCGATAATAAAATTGTGTTCCATATAAAAGCGTGTCGTTTGGAAATATGCGCGACGGTTTTTTGCACATAACATTTACAATTTGTTTGTCATTGTCAAGCTCTAAGAATAAACATTCATCATTTTTAAACCATACAAAAAATTTTTTACCCTTTGGTATTAATATATATACATTATGATTCACGTTGTCGTTCACATCATTATAATCACGAGTATTGCTATTGGAATTTGAAACTTTCTTATACGATTTTAACTCATAAGAAAATTTTATTTTTGGAAACTGTTGTAACAATTTTACATGTTTATTGTTATTTTTATCATGAATGTTTGTTGTGTTTGAAGCCATTAATTTGAGTGAATCAATCTGAAATTCTGAAATTTATTATATATACATACATATATATCCTTGTGTTTATATTATATTGATAAATGTTATTGTTGTATAATTTGACAGTTACACTTTACCTTTTCCATGTTTTATTTTAATTATATTTTTATTATTAAAATAAATAATTACATAATTACATTATTTTATTTGGAAAATGAAAATGATGATATATTTGAGCCATTTGAGCCATATGAATCAAGTAAGGTATTGAATGACATCATTGACTTTGAGTTTCCGTGCAAAGAAAACTCTGAATTTGAACTAGTAGTATCTGAACCAAGATCCTTAAGAAAATGAATAAGGTCTTCCTTCATAGATTGGTTACTAGCAGTGTTATTACTGTTATCATTTATAGTGCTGTTGCGTTGAAATGGTTGCGACTGTTGTTGTAAGGAAAGTAACATTTCATTATATTTTTCTTGCGGAAGAGTTACTAAATCTTTTACTTTTGGAACTGTTAAAGTTGATACAAAAAAAGAATAGAGATAATGAAGAAGATAAATGAGAACGAGAGATAAAATGGAAACCTTGACAATCCAATACCACATGTATTATTTTTCTAAATATATTTTGTTATTTTTTATTAAATGGGATTTGACAACACTCCTTTAATTAAAATATAAAAATATAAGTTTAATATGATAAAAACGTACAATCATTTTATTTTTTTGAATATAAAATAAAATGAATTATTTTTGTTTTATTATAAAAATCATGAATACACAAAATAAAATATTATTCATAAATGATTTAAACCCAATAAATAACATACATATAGAAAGAAACCGATAGAGACAAAAACAACCGTTATATGCCATCCATTGTAATTGTTGAAAAAAATGGTGAGTTAAAAGCTCAAGAATATAAATGTGAAAATGCGGACGATTTATATAAAAAATGTTCTTTTAAGAAAGCGGATGGATTTGGAAAGGTTGCAGAATGGACATATTCAAAAAAAAATGAAAGTATGATCACTGTTGAGTTATGGGCGCGAAGCGATGGTCAAGCAAATCAAGAAAATAAATATGATTTCCCCCCTCCTGTAGACAGCGAATTATTTTTTGGAAATTGTGCACTATTGGCGAGAGATTCGTCCATGAAGATTGTTGATCTTACAGTCGACAAATGGAACAAAGTGTATGAACACTTGTTTGGCGGGTTTGAGTCACTTGTAGATAACGAGGATGAAGATGACGAAGAAGAGGACGAATTGGACAATATTCCTTCAAGTATGAAAACAAAAGATGGTTATTTGAAAGATGGATTTATTATTGAAGATGCATTGGAAGATGGCGGTGATTCAGATTGTAATGAAGACGGTGAAGAAGAAAACAGTGAGTGCGAGGAGGATGATGAATGCAACGAACCGTGTGAAACTACGACAACGGAGGACGATGATGACGACGAAAATGATGGTTCAGATGATTCATCAGAATTGACGTCAGAAGAATACGACTATTCCGAGTCAGAGTCAGAGTCAGAGTCAGAGTGAGAATGAATCAAGTGATGTAAACGATTCTTATATCAGATTATTTTTATTTTTTTACATAAATAAATGTATATAAAGAGAACATTTATTTATATTTATAAAACAAAAAGGGTAAATACAATGTCATCAAAGTTAACAGATGTAAATTACAATCTTGAAAAATTAAAAATGGCTAATAAAATAAACACGCCTATTTTTTCTTTTAATGGGCTTATAACGTATGCGAAAGCGGTTGATTTTTATGATGGAGACACATTTAATATTATTATTTCTTACTATGATCTAATTTATCATTTTAAAGCAAGAATGTTTGGTTATGATAGTCCAGAAATGAAACCATCCTTGTGGATACAAAATAGAGATGAAATAAAAAAAAATGCAACTCATGCAAAAAATAGACTGATAGAATTAATTGGTAATAAAGAATATTTCAGGGTGTATTGTCATGAGTTTGATAAATATGGGAGGTTATTGGTTTCAGTATTTAAAGATGATGATATGGCGGCTACACATACACATGCAGATAAAGAAACGGAAATGAAATATGACTTTAATAAAACTATAAACAAACAAATGATAGATGAAGGGCACGGTTATTCCTACTATGGTGGAACAAAACAAATAAATAAATGATTTTTATTTTATTTTATTTTTTTAGCAAATATTCATAAAAATTGATTTAAAAGATCGTGCGATAGAAGAATATAGATATAGACCAAAAACGCAAGATAATTGGATGATTATTCAAGATGCAGAGTCATTTCGCCAGAACATTCGCAAAAAACTTTCAGAAAAAATAAAGAATGATGATAATGGAAAGATTGGATTAAATTTGGAAAAGGGTATTTACAATCGAACATTAAAAAAAGCGGATGAAATGAATATTGTGAAAAAATGGGACAATTGTTATTTTGTTCAACTGTATGTTGACTGGTTAAAATGTATATTTATCAATCTTGACAATCCAGAAGTTATGAGTATGATGACATCAAAAAAAATAAAACCGCACGAACTTGCATTTATGACGCATCAAGACATGAATCCAACAATATGGACAAAAATCATCGAAGACAAAAAAGTTCGTGACAAGAACAAGTATGAGCTTAAAATTGAGGCGTCGACCGATTTGTTCACGTGTCGCGCATGCAAGTCGAACAAGTGCACATATACGCAACTTCAAACGCGTTCGGCAGATGAGCCAATGACAACATTTGTCACATGCCTTGAATGTGGAAAGAGGTGGAAATGTTAAAGTGAAGAAATATAAATATTATGTAAAACATTTAATGAATATAAACAGCTCGAATGTATTTTTCATCAGTGTTTTCTGGTAATATCATAATGAATTCTTTATAGTATTTGATATCACATATATCGTTGACAACTTTTGTTTCGTCGATAAAAGATGCAACTTTCATATTAAGTAGAGATGTAATGCATGGTTTTATATGATAGTTATTTAAAAGATTTTCTTCTATTGGCTTTCGTGACATGTTTTTCAAAAAATGGTGTAAATCATCATTCTTTTTTACAACGGATGACATACAAGACAGCATTCCCATATGTTCGCTATATTGAGGATATAACTTGCGTAAATTTATTGTTATATTGTAATCATCAATGTTTAATTTATCTAATATATATTTAAATATTTCCGAACTGGATAGTGGTGTTTGTAATTTATTTTTTGGAATATTTATATATTTCATTTTATCACAAGGTTGAATATGGAATATATCTTTCCACATGTGTTTTATATTTTTGAAAATTTGAAGATCGTCGTGTACAAACTGATACACATTGTGTTTATAATATTTAAATGTATATGTTTTTATATTACCATTATAAATTTCATCTATTTTAGATAATGCAAACCGAATACTGTACATGTCATAATAAAGATGACTCCAACTTACAATGAGAGTACTATTTTTTATAGTAAATGAAAGGGTTTTATTTGTTCCGATTCCTGCAATTTTATTCTCATATTTTATATACTTGTTATTTTTTTCTAAAGCTTGAATTGATTTTATAATTTTATTTTGGTCTGCATGTGGATGCAAAGGAAATTTCAAAACAAATCGTTGGCAACTCCAAAATACATGAATCATTGATAAATAATAAATAAAAATAAATAAATAATAAATAATTATTGTTTATAATTATGTAATATATAAAAAAAAGATAAATAAAATATAAATAAAAAATGAATGCAAAGTTTTTTTATTCAACGTTAATAGTGTCGGTCATAGTTCAAATTATAACCGGCATTATTGAAATTACAACTGCAATATTTGCATCCGTAACTCCGGAATTTAATATTATAAGACAGCTTCTTTTTTTAGAAATAGCTGTTCAAGCCATCGAAGGATTGTTCTATTTTTGGTTACTATTAAATTTTAAAAGTGTTATTAACGTGACACCGAAACGTTACATTGACTGGACGATTACAACGCCAACCATGTTGATAACATTAATGTTTTATTTAATATTTTTAGAGAAAAGAGAGAAGAAAGAAGATACAATGGGGCTACATTTTTTTGATTTGGTTATCGAACACGGAAAAACGATCTCAAATGTTTTTATTTTAAATTGGGCAATGTTGTTTTTCGGATACCTGGGAGAGATGAATATTCTATCTACACTGACAGGAGTGATACTTGGGTTTTTTCCATTTTTAATCTACTACTACATTATTTATCAGAAATATGCAGTTGGATCATCTCCGACTGGAATCAAAATTTTCTGGTATTTCTTTATTTTTTGGTCTATTTACG